TTCAGATCCAAGCAATATTTCATCCAAATTGCGTGAAGGCTATGAACCGTGTAAAGCGGAAGATTATCCTGAGCTCATGATGCACGCATCGACTGAAGGTCGCTTTAAAGGCAACATTGAAGTTGGTGGTTTGTTGTTATGCCGGATCCCTGAAGAGTTCTTGCAACAGCGTGATGATTATTACGCCCAGCAAAATCGGGCTCAGATGGAATCTGTAGATAACAACTTTATGAGAAATAGTGATCCGCGTATGCCGTTGTTTGCAGAACGCAAATCGACGACATCGTTCGGAAAAGGTACTTAAATTTTTTAGGAGTTCTAAATGGCTTATCCTATCGTACCCGCACCATACGGGTTTAAGCCTGTCAGTGAGTTCGGCGGTTTGGTCTACGCAGGTAGCACCCGCATGTATCCCATTGCTACAGGTTATGGCACGTCGTTGTTCAATGGTGACATTGTTCAACTTTCTGGCGGCACCGTGGTTACTACCACTATGTCCGCTGCTTCCACTCCTGGTACTGCTGTGGCTGGTACTTTGGGCATTTTTGTCGGCGCTGAATACGTTAACTCGTCTAAGCAAACCGTCCGTGCTCAATACTACCCCGCCAACACAACCTCCGACAACATGCAAGCGTATGTCATTGATGACCCACGTACCGTGTTCAAGGCTGTTGTGGTTGGTCAGCCCACTGCCGGTGTGTCTAACACTGCCTCTACTGTTGGTTATGTGAACCCCTCGTTCATTGGCTCCAACATGTATGCCGTGACTGGCACTGCTGGTAACGTGAACACTGGTGACTCTGCTATGGCTGTGTCGGGTAATGCCCCTGGCAGCAACGGCACTGGCAACGTGCGCACCACTACCGCATATCCTTTCCGTGTTGTTGGCGTTGTTCCTGACACCGCTTTCACTACGGTCGCCATCGGTTCTACTTCTGGCTCTAGCACCACCGTGACTTTGACTGCTGCCAACAGCAACATCGTTGCAGGTATGCAATTGATCGCAAGCGGCACTGGCTCGGCTCAAGGCAACTACATCTCTGTGACCAACGTGAATGGTACTACCCTGACCGTTTCCAGCGCTGTGACCTTGGCCTCTGGTACTCAAATTTCATTTGTTGGTTATCCTGAAGTTTTGGTCGTTTGGAACCAAGGCTATCAAGGCATGACTATTGCCACTGGTGCTTAAGGAGTAAATCATGGCTATTTCACGTGCACAACTACTTAAAGAACTGCTCCCCGGCCTGAACGCTTTGTTCGGTTTGGAGTACGCCCGTTACGGTGAAGAACATAAAGAAATTTATGAAACCGAAACTTCTGAACGTTCGTTTGAAGAAGAAACCAAATTGTCTGGCTTCTCCGCCGCTCCGGTGAAGAATGAAGGCACTGCGATTTCTTATGACAACGCACAAGAAGCTTGGACTACCCGTTACAACCACGAAACCATTGCTTTGGGTTTCTCGATCACTGAAGAAGCGATTGAAGATAACTTGTACGACAGCTTGTCTGCTCGTTACACCAAAGGCTTGGCTCGTGCTATGGCTTACACCAAGCAAGTCAAGGCTGCTGCAGTTTTGAACAACGGCTATAACGCTCAGTATGTCGGCGGCGACGGCGTGTCTTTGTTCTCTACCGCTCACCCCTTGGTTAACGGTGGCACCAACAGCAACACCTTCTCCACTCCTTCCGATTTGAATGAAACTGCTCTTGAAGCAGCCGTGATTCAGATCGCTGCATGGACGGATGAACGTGGTCTGTTGATTGCTGCTAAGCCCAAGAAACTGGTTGTTCCCCCAGCATTGATGTTCGTTGCTACCCGCCTGCTCGAAACTGAGTTGCGCGTTGGTACAAACAACAACGACATTAACGCTATCAAGAACAACGGTTCTGTTCCTGGCGGCTACACTGTCAATCACTTCTTGACCTCTACGAACACATGGTTCTTGACCACTGACGTTCCTAACGGTCTGAAGCACTTTGAACGTATGCCTTTGCAGAATTCAATGGATGGTGATTTTGATACGGGCAATGTACGTTACAAGAGCCGTGAACGTTACAGCTTTGGCTGGTCTGAC